AGCCGTTCTAGAGCCTGGCACATCTATATACTTGATGTAAATGTGCCAGGTGACAGGATTCTAGTTGATTCCTGTTCCTGTTTTTGGTATGGTTTTTTATAAAAAGTGAGGTTGTATGTCAAAGAGGCATAAGTTGTCTAAGAAGAGCAGTAAGAAATTATTTTCTAAGACTGCGCAGTATATCCATCCGAAGAATATTCATGGCCAGCCCATGCGCGGTGGTTTTAGACTGTAAAGAATAGCATGACCGTTGGTAGCGGTCATGCTGTTTGTCTCCGAAATGTTGGTGGGAGTTCTGATAGTATATGCCTTGTTATCATCCTTTGCAAGCTTCTTATTCATTAAATGAAGCTGGAATGAAGAAATTAAGTTTTACTTCTGCATTGTCCGAAGCTGCTGCTAAGTCATTTAGAGATGGTTTGTTGTTACCTGATTTTGTTCGTGATACTGTTTTAACTGTTCCTTGTGGTGTTTGTATGGGTTGTCGTTTAGAGCGTTCACGTCAGTGGGCTACGCGTTGTATGCATGAGGCTTCGTTGTATGAGGATAACTGTTTTATTACTTTGACCTATAATGATGAAAATTTACCGAAGGATGGCTCTCTTAATAAGAAGCATTTTCAATCGTTTATGAAGCGTTTAAGGAGCTGCTATGCAGATACTAAGATTCGTTTTTATGGCTGTGGCGAGTATGGTGATAATTTTTCTCGACCTCATTATCATGCTTGTTTGTTCAATTTTGATTTTCCCGATAAGCTCTTGTGGAAGAGATCTGGAGTCGATCCCTTGTATGTGTCAGAATCTCTTGAGCGACTCTGGGGTATGGGTTTCTGTACTATTGGTACTCTTACTTTTGACAGCGCTGCGTATGTTGCTCGTTATTGTACTAAGAAAGTGAATGGTGCTGCTGCTGTTGATTATTATGCTGGGCGTCAGCCTGAGTATGCTGTTATGAGTCTTAAGCCAGGTATTGGCTTTGGTTGGTATGATAAGTGGAAGGAAGATTGTTTTCCTTCTGACTATTTAGTCACTAATGGTGCTAAATGTAAGCCTCCGCGTTATTACGATAAGCTCCTTGAGAAAGAAGATCCTATGATCTTTGCTAAGATCAAAGAGCTTCGTGTTACTCGTCGTGAGTCTAAAGAGTCAGATGACGATACGTATCGTCGTTTGTTGGATAGAGAGAAGTGCCAAGAGGCACGTTTTAAGCAATTAATTCGAACTATTGAGAGGAGATAATTTATGTTATTAAAGGTATTTTCAGTTTATGATTCTAAGGTTGAAGCTTATTTACCTCCGTTGTATTTTAAGTCTAAAGGTGAGTTTCTTCGTGGTTTTGCTGAGGCTGCTAATGATGTTAAGTCTAATATTGGCAAGTATCCGGCTGATTATACTGCTTTTGAGATTGGCGAGTGGGATGATTCTAATTGTAGTTTTAAGTTGCATAAGGCTCTTATCTCGCTTGGTCTCGCTAGTGAGTTTGTGAAGGTTGTTTAGCGATTCCCCGCCCTGGGGCGGGGGTTAGGGGGTGGGGGGCTATGTACCCCTTGCCCTCTTGGTTTTAGTTCGTCTGAATGGGAGTGAGGTGCTTCTATTCTTATTTTAGGTTGTGTTTATTATTTTATGAGGTTTCTATGATTCGTGGTTCAGTTCCTTCAGTTCAGTCTGGTGCGTTGCATACGTTTTCGCGTGCTCCGCAGGCTAATATTCCCCGTTCTACTTTTAATCGCTCCCATGGGTGTAAGACGACTTTTAATGAAGGTTATCTTGTTCCTATTCTTGCTGATGAGATGTTACCAGGTGATACATTTAATTTGAATTTGCATGCTTTTGTGCGTATGGCTACTCCTATTTTCCCTTTGATGGATAATTTATATTTTGAGACTTTTTTCTTTTCTGTTCCTTATCGATTGGTTTGGGATAATTGGGAGAAGTTTAATGGTTTTCAGACGGATCCTGGTGATTCTACTGATTTTGTAATTCCTAAGCTTGATGATGATGAAGGTGCTTACGCTTCTGGTTCTATCTTTGATTATTTTGGTATACCTCCTGGTATTGCTGGTGTTAATCCTATGCAGATTAATGCTCTTCATTTTAGGGCTTATAATTTGATTTGGAATGAGTGGTTTAGAGATGAGAATCTTCAAGATTCTGTGACTGTTTCTTTGGGTAATGGTCCTGATGATCCTGATGCTTATACTCTTCTTCGTCGTGGTAAGCGTTATGATTATTTTACTTCATGTTTACCTTTTCCTCAGAAGGGGCCAGATGTTTCTTTGCCTTTAGGTTCTACGGCTCCTGTTGTTTCGGATGGTAATGTACCTTCTTGGAATAATGCTGGATCTGCTGCTGTTAACTTACCTTTTAAACCTGAGACTACAGGGACTAATTCTAATATAGAATGGTCTGGTGATATTACCACGGGTGGTAATGGTTTTTATTTTGGTGCTGCTACTGGTTTGGAGGTTGATTTAACTACAGCTACGGCTGCGACTATTAATGATCTTCGTTTGGCTTTTCAGACTCAGAAACTTTATGAGAGGGATGCTCGTGGTGGTACTCGTTATACGGAGATTATTCGTTCTCATTTTGGTGTTGTTTCTCCTGATATGCGTTTGCAGCGTCCTGAGTATCTTGGTGGAGGTTCTTCTCCTATTTTAGTTAATCCTGTTGCTCAAACAACTCAAGCGGGTACTCCTACTTTTAAAGATGGTCTTGGTAATTTAGGTGCTTATGCTGTGTGTGCTCCTCAAGGTCATGGCTTTACCTATTCTGCTACTGAGCATTGTTTGATTGTTGGTTTGGTTTCTGTTCGTGCTGATTTGAATTATCAGCAAGGTCTTGAACGTATGTGGTCGCGTCAAACTAGATTGGATTATTATTGGCCTGCTCTTTCTCACATAGGTGAGCAAGCTGTTTTGAATAAAGAGATTTATGCTGCTGGTACTGCTAATGATGATTTAGTTTTTGGTTATCAAGAACGATATGCTGAGTATCGTTATAAGCCTAGTTTGATTACTGGTTTGTTTCGTTCTTCTGCAAGTGGTACTTTGGATTCTTGGCATTTAGCTCAAGATTTTGCTACTCCTCCTGTTTTGAATGATGAGTTTATTGAGGAAGATGCTCCTATGTCTCGTGTTTTGGCTGTTACTACTGAGCCTCATTTTCTGTTTGATGGTTTCTTTTCGTATAAGTGTGCTAGGCCGATGCCTGTGTACTCTGTTCCTGGTCTTGTGGATCACTTCTAGGAGGTTTTATGATTGGTGAAATGGCCGGAGGTTTAATCTCCGGCGGTTTGAATTATTTGGGTGCTCAAGCGGCTAATCGTGCTAATAAGAAGATGGCGCGCGAGCAAATGGCTTTTCAGCAGGAAAGTTCTCGTGAGCAGATGGGTTTCCAGGAAAGGATGTCTAATACCGCTTATCAACGGTCTATGCAAGACATGCGCCAAGCTGGTTTAAATCCCATCCTAGCTTATAACTTGGGGGGGGCTTCGTCCCCCTCCGGTGCGCAGTCTGCAGGCGCTACAGCGCAAATGCAGAATGAATTAGGTAGTGCGGTAAGCTCTGCTCAAGAATCTCGTCGTTTAGAGTATGAGCTTAAGAATATGAAGAAGCAAAACGAGTTGTTAGATGCTCAAACAGAGCAAGCTACAAGTCAGAGTTTTGTGAATAATGTTGAGTATAATTTGGGTCTTGATAAGCAACGTCAGATTCAAGCTAATACTGCTAAATCTCTTGCTGAAACTGCTAAGACGAAGTCTGATACAATTAGGAATTGGGTTGATACGATTGGTAACAATCTTAACCCAGTTAAATTTTTGAATAATATTAAGTTTGGAAAAAAATAAGAGGTTTGATATGAGTAAGCGTGTTGCTAAGGAATTTTTTAAACCATCTCTGACAAAGCAGTCTTTCAGAGATGAGTGTGATATTAATAAAATTATGCAAAGGTTTAAGAAAACTATGAATGCTGATTTTCTGACTCGTTTCGCTGGTTATACCAGTGGTGAATTCGGGGACTTTTCGAATGTTGGTGACTATCGTTCTGCTATTGATCAGGTTACTAAAGCTAATGAAGTTTTTATGAATTTGCCTGCTAAGGTTAGGTCAAGGTTTAGAAATGATGCTGCGAGTTTTCTTGATTTCTGTAATGATCCTCGTAATGTCAATGAGATGGTTGATCTCGGATTGGTTGTAAAACGTACGCCTTCTAATGCGGTTGATCAATCCGAAAAAAAGGCTTCGTAAAGAAGCCGTTCTAGAGCCTGGCACATCTATATACTTGATGTAAATGTGCCAGGTGACAGGATTCTAGTTGATTCCTGTTCCTGTTTTTGGTATGGTTTTTTATAAAAAGTGAGGTTGTATGTCA